TCCATGTGAGAAAGAATCCGTTAGTAAGCAACTCGCCTATCAGTTGTCCGGTCCGATAAGCGATGAACGATTTGGATGGATTCTGACCTTAATCACGACGATTCACCAGAACATGCGACGGGCCGCAATGCGGCCCATGCGCACCAAACGGAAACGGCCCGGAAAGCTTTGATGCTCGCCGGGCCGTTTGTCTTTTCACACCTTCCCTTAGCAGTCAAACGGGCGGTAACCCGTATGCCTGCGCTTCCGGCGGAGCCGGCGAGAGGAGGCGGAAAGCGCTTTCGTGGATGCGTCTGGATACGTTAATGCCGGACCTTGGGCCGGCTCTTCGTGCCTCATTCTGGGGCAATTCAGACGCATGGGGTTTGTCTCTAGGCCGCCCATGCCGAATTGCGAAACCCCGCAGTAGAACGTGCGGCTTATTCGATCTACTGCCACCGCTGAAAAGGCAGCGGTGACGCCTGATCGGAACACCACCCGAATCATACTTTTCGGGCCGCTATGGCGTCAAGCTGATCGCCATGAACCAGAAGCGTTTTGCAAAATCTCCCATTCGATGGGTGAGCGAAGGGGAGAAACTCCCGGAGACAGGCGAACTTTACGTTCTATTGACTGTCTCATGGCCTGGGCGCTGAGCATTTGCCATTGCGCGCAGTTCGCGTTCCCGCTCAGTCCAGTAAACCTGCTTGGACACGCAAAAGAGCATGGCGTATGAGTAGGCCGCGCCTATAACGAGAAGGCCGACAACCATCAGTGTTTGCAGGTTTGGAATCATGGCGAGTCCCTCCGCCGAATTAGGCGGATCGTACCGCAAGGGCCGTTCCGGTGAAATATCGACCCCTGAGCAGCCAGCCAGTCACTACCATTTCTGCAATGGCCGTGCCACTGTCCAACGACAGCACCTAAACCATATCACGTAAATACTGGCCTGGGTTGAGTTTGGACGACGTTGCCGCTGAAATAGTTCGCGCGATTCCGGTCCTGTTGTGCGTGTCGCGGTGGCACGGCCTGCCCGGTAAATGGTCAAATGGACTCGCACCGTGCCGGCGCTTGGTTCGGTTCACTCATTCTAGGCCAACCCCGCACGATGAGTGAAGTATATCGTTGCCAAACAATACCGCCGCCCGCCCTCATTGGCAAGCAGAAATCAGCGTCTACCGCTCGGCAGCCGGGGAGGGCAAGGCAACAAAGGGCGACAGCCGGCTTTTAACAGTAGGGTAGTTAGTCCTACCACCGGCTGCCGCCTCACCCATCGGGAGATGGATTCACGACTGAGCGATTGCCGCTTCTGCTACCAGCGGTTCCTCTCCAAAAAACAAAACCTGCGGACGGTTAACGACCCGCCCGAATGGCGGCATCTCGATTTCCTGGTAGTCGGTTCGCTCGATCACTAAATCAGGATTGCGACGGGCCTCGTGCTTGGGCGGTAGTCGCTCTAATTCCTCAGAACTAAACGCCCGCGACACGATTCGCCGCTGAATGTACGTTCCTCGCTTAAAGAACGGCGGGTAATCATTCCAGTTGACGCCTTTCGCGTGCAGCATGTCTTGCATATCCGCCCGCCCCTTACCATCAATCTCACGATGGCTGTAATACGCCCTCGCGGCCATTGCTACGCTGTTTTTCGTGGCGTCAATCTCCCGCCAGTAAAAGACGTTCGCCCCCTCGTCGATGTTTGGCACGTTCCAAACGCGGCAATCGAACAGAGCGCGATTGTGGTATTCTTCCGGCAAATGCTCCGGCGCTAGCCGGTTGAAACAAAGTGTGGCCATCGACGCCAGCACAGACGCCATCTTTTGTATCTTGCCGTCGAAGAAAATCTGGCTGTTGTAGTCGGCGGAAAGCCACGCCAGCGATATTTCATCTGACTGTGTGTAGCCGACACAGGCGTTTGTTTCCTCGACTAGATAGCGGGTGGTTTCGATCATCAGTCGAGACAGCCGCACGTCGTATGGCCGCTCCAGCCCTCGCGTGAAGCCAGAGAAGCAACGCCCATCTATGCGAGCCATTGCCGGAAGTAAAGACATCAATCGACGCCCTGCCTCGGCCTGCTCGTATTCCTTCATTCGGTCGCCAAGATCGTCGCCCATAAAAATACTCCGTTCATATCTCCCGATTGGTTAAAGTGAAGGCCCCCGCAACTTACGGGGGGTGGTTTGAAAACTGTTACGCCAAGTATTCGCGGATCGTGTTCGCAACGCGGCGATAGAAGCCGCCACGACGTTCTAAGTCATCCGCCTCTTGCTCGCTGGCTTCGTAGCCGGTCCAGTCGTTGCCGTCTGCCGGGTCTTCATAGCGCTCAAGCTCCCGCATCGGCACTTGTTTACCGGCCATCACGCAGTTTTCGTTGTAGATGTAGAGGGTTGTGGGCATCTAAATTTCTCCCGATGTCAAAAGACCAGAGCCGCCAACTTAGCAGCCCCAAAAGCTCTCGGCCGTGTTATTGTTTGCGATTAGCTCGTCACTGACGCGACGGGCGTACTCACCGTCAGAGTGCCGTACCGTGTAGTGACCGCCTGACCGCCTGAGAAGTTGGCCGACGCGCCGTTATAGATTCGCGATTCGTCGGTCCAGGGTTTTGCCGCCGAACGTCAGTTTAGCCGGGCCGATGGATTTGAAGGGCATGGCCAGATTATCGCCCAGAGTCGCGAGGGAGGGCAAGGCTTCTAAGCCGTCGCCACCAACTTCTACCGGCTTTGTTCATCGAATCCTGAACCACATCGCAATTGCACTTCGGCCTGAATCCCAATCGCCATTTGGCCCAGAGATACAAGTCTTTCGTGATTCCGGTCACGGACCAAATCAGCAGCTCGCACCAATCCCCAAACTCCCAAGGGCGTGGCCAGCCCGTGCAGGTGAAGATGATGCGGTCCAGTTGGCTATTGGTTGGATTGATCGGCCGCTTTCGATTGCGGCATAGATAGCGCGAGCATCTCACGCGCCGCCAGCCGGCTGAATCCGCCGATTCGATTTCTTCCATGTCGCAGATCATAGCCAGGTCACCGTTGCCGAAACGCTATTAGCGTCGCAAGATCGCGGGGTGTTATCGTTAGTCCAGCCGGTGAATGAACCGGGATCAACACCGCAATCTGTTGGCGTCGAAATGGTTTTATTGCTGCTATTTTCGTCGTTGCTAAAACCACTGGAGACTGTCAGTGAATATCTGCCGGGGGAAGGCGATGAACTAAGGAACAAAATTAAAATCCCAATCGAGCACGAACCGGCCCCGCTGAGGTGAGGCATCGGCGTCCCTCCGACATAGGAATTATCCCAAATGCACGGATTACCGGGGGAAGGGAAAGTTGATTGCCTCAGCTCGTAGGTTCCGTCCCACAATGAACAGTTCGTGCATAAATTGTTCGCGAACCCACTAATTACCGCTTGGGCTGCGTTGTGCGTTGTCCCTGTGTTGCAGTTTGAGCAATCAACAACAGTTGAAAACACCGGCATAAATAGGCCGATGACAAGACACGACGATCCCAAGTAGAACCAGTCGATGCCGCAGAGCACGATACCTAAGGTGCAAAGGATGACGCAGCGGATTAGGGCGATGCGGTAGTCCATTTAGGTTTGGTGTGGCGCTCCCCAAATAGCACCGCCTGCATCAGCCGTTGCCCAGCCGTACTTATTTGTCGCCCAGGACGTTGTTGAGCCATTGTTGATCGTGACTTCTAGGCCCGTGTCAGACGTGCCGTCCGTGCCGCCATAGATTCCGAACGTGCGGCCAGTACCGCCCGCAGCGAACGATCCGCTGCCGTCGTCATTTTTCACGCGGACTTCACCGGGGGGCTGCTGTAACGCCATTACGGTGTTTTTGTTACTGTCGTACCCGCCGAGAATGAAGAACCCCGGCCGGTGCTGCCCTAGTGCTGTCGATCCCGAAACCGGCCCCCACTTCTCGCCATAGGCAGGCGTTGCGCCGGACACGGACACGCGGCGATACTTTGGGCTAAACGATTGGCTCGTTAGAAATGTGCCCAGGCCATACGCCGGCGTGCTTGCTCCTGCCGCTACAGGGCGGGGACCGTTAACGAGGTACAGCCAGCGGTATGTGGCATCGACTAAATCGACTGTTAAGAAATCCTGCGTCGAACCGCCAGTTATCCTGACCACGCCATAAGCCGGAATCACGCTGCTGCTATCGTTGCGGAAGCGAATGCGAGGGATTGGCGTGCGGAAGCCTTCATGACGCCTGACGCCGACGTTTGCTAATCGCCTTTCGAGATTACTAAGTTTCCGCTCCTGCTGACGGATATGTTTCAGCAGCTTGTCATAGCCTGTCTCGGATAGGGCGATGCCGGTTGCCATTACGCACTCGCTGACTCCGAGTAGCTATCCTGCGGCGTTTCTGTCGTGATCGTGACGGCCTCTTTATTCCGCAAGATGCTCCATGCGCCGCGATACTTGTTCAGCGTCGTGATCGTTCGCGCTCCGCCAGACTTTTGAAGGTCCAGCGTGCCGCCGTAGAGATTGAGCGTCGTAATGGTGCCGCTGGAGTTTGCCTGGAAGATTCCGGCTTTCATCGTGACGGTGCCGAGTGCGCCGTTTTCCTCCGAGAACAGATTGCCGCCGTACTGGATTACGGTTGTGGCCCCCGAACGAATGCGGGCCTCGCCCTGGTATTGATGGAGATTCGTGATGGTCACGCCGTTGCCAATCCACACCGACGTGTCTTCTCCAAGCACGCGCGCCGTGGTCAGTGTCGCCGTCTCGCCCGCGTTGCTGGCAATGCCAACTTGGCCACTCATAACCGACGCGACCGTAATGCCAGACCCGCGAAGGTATAGCCCGCGCAGCCCGGCCGCAGCGCTCGCCGTGCCGTAGATTTGGACTGGGATAGCGGCCGTGAATAAATCGAGATAACAAACGCCGTTGCCGTTGAATTCAAAACGGTCTGGGTCGATGTAGAGATAGCCGAGAGTCGCGGAACCAATCGTTCCGCCGTAGCCTTCCTCGACAATGAAATCGCCGAGCGCTATCCCAGATTGATCCAGCCCCGTCGCGGAATTGATGCTTGCCGAATCGGACGCAAAGCGAACGTGCTCAGTGGCGCGCGGAGTCTGGTAGAACTTGACGTAGCCGGGGTCTTTCGTATCGGGGTCGGTGCCGTCGCTGAGACGAGCATAGACGGTGCTGTAGCCCAACGTGTCGGCGTCACCATAGCCCCATGTTCCCGCAGCCAAACTGCCGGCCGTGCCTTCCGTGGCGTTTGAGCCGTTGAGATAGACGTTATCCGGCTTGGCCACAAAACCAGGATTGCCGTTGGCGGCAGTGCGAAGGTAGTAGTTGGCTGTTCCGCTTCCACTGGCAGTCCACGAATAATTCGGGCTGGTCAAGTCGATAGGTTTCCAGTTGGTTGCCGTGCTATAGGAACCGCTGGTTGTGCCGAAAATCTTAGTGAATGGCATGGCTTAGTTGCTTTTCAGATTGAACATTGGTAAACGTGCTTAAATGGACTTCCCTGAAATCGTCGTTCACGATCGGCCTCCGGTTCGCGGCAGGCGAAAGCCCCAAAGGAAGCGCCCGACAGTTGAAGGATTGTTGGCCGCATTACTTTCGCTGGTCGTGCCAGGCTTGGGGCAGTTCTGCCAAGGGCGTGTCGTTCCGGGCATGGCTTTTTTGCTTGCTGCCGTGGTCGGTGCTGCGTTGATCTCGGCTATCGTTGGAATTCCCATTTTTCTAGTCGCATGGATTTGGTCTGTTGTTGATGCCGCTCAGGCTTAAAACGGAATACTCGAAAACGGCAACAGCTTCCGAGTCTGATAGATCAAATACACAGGATCGTCTTCCGGCTTGAGCATCTTGCCATTGCCGTCCAATCGAACCGGGGAAGTGACTGGCAGCCCCTCCTCGTCCGTGATCGTCTTCACTTCAAACGGGCGGTTCGACGGCAGTTCGCTGATCGAAACTGTTTGACCGTCAGGGCGCTTATCGCCTTCCCGATATAACTCCTCGAATCCCTGATCTAGCAGCAGCCGCAGCCAACCGTACTTGCCCGGCGGATAGACGTGGATTTCTATGCCGTGCTTGTAGTACGGGATTCCGTTGGTGATTTGGAAGTCGGCGGTCAGTGACTTAATGCGGCCGTGATAGAGGCCAAACGATGTCTTGAACTTGTAGTTAGGCTTATTGATCGTCACCACGTCGGAGTTAATCGCGCCTTGATACTGGGTTAATTGCGTGTCGTCATAAGCCTCTACGTTGCGCGTCATGCGAATAACCTTGATGTCGATTTCATCCTCAATCGTCGGGTCGAACGGCTTGCAGGCGGAATTCATAATCGCCATTTCCTTCCCCTGCTTGAAGGATTTGTTATTCACCCCCAATTTCGTGAAACCTTTGAAGATCGCCGATTCGACCGGGATAGAAATTTGGGTGAAACTGACGTGGATTTCATCGTGCCATTGCAGCGGGTTGGTGCTGTTATTGCCGCTTGGTGTTTGGCCTTGCTGTTGCTGATCTCCGCCTTGAAGCGATTGGAATGTGCAGTCAACGCGGAATTTACCGTCACTATTCTCGATGTAGTTGGCGTTTACCGTCCTGGTAAACATGTTGGTGTTGAAGTCGTTTCCGAATTTGAACGGACGGCCCGGCCAGGGGTAGTCCGCGTTCTGCATGAAATATCTGAGAACGGTATCCTGCGTATCGGCGGCGCTTGAGCACTTCACCCAGTACGACGAGCGGTACGTAACCGAAATGCTGCCGCTATCATTGCCGGACACCTCGCCGCCAACTCCCGTGCTCGCCGTTTTTACTTCCGTGACGCTCATAGTCCCGCAATGCGAATCGTGCCGCCTCCGTTGACCAGTTGGTGGATGCCGCTATCCACGTTCCTCAGTAGCTGATTGTTCGTGGCCAGATTGTCGGCCGTCCGTTTCGTGTTGGCTTCAATGTTTCGCGACCGCTCCGCGCCTTGTTGCGCCGCCGAGTATCCGGCTTGTGTATAGCGCTCATTTGCCCCAACCATGCGGCTTTGCTCTTTAGTCTGGTCGAGAACCTTGGATGCCTTTGCAAATCCGTCGTCAATGTCCTTCATCGCGCGCTTCATGGTTTCAGCGCTGATGACTCCAGCGTGAAATAATTCGTTCAATTCAGCGAAGCGATCGCGGGCAATCTCGATTGGCGTGCGAAGGGATCGGGTTAGTTCCTCGCCGCGTTTTCTAATTTCGTCGGTATGTTTCTGCTCGATCTTGGCGGCTTCTTCGGCGGCTTTCTTAGCTTCGTTAGCCGCCTTCTCCGCGTTCTTTTGCGCCGTCTCTCGTTCCCGCATGGCCTTAGTGGCTGCGTCGTCCACAGTCTTAAATCCGCCCGATGAACGATTGACGCCCATTAACTGCATCAGGCCGTCTAACGCGTCGTTTATCATCTTCAAGATTTCTTTGAGCGCTTCGGCAAGAGGTGCCATCGCATTCATTGCGATGAGCGTGATGTTCTCCTTAAACTTGTTCCACTGCCCAATCAGAGTGTCCGTCTGCCGCTCCATCATGTTCGCGAACTTCCCGCCAGCCCCAGACATTGCCTCGAACGCGGCCACGACCTGCGTAGAGCTGATTTCTCCAGCCTCCACCAGTTCGCGAATCTTCCCTTTACTCACGCCCAGTTGTTCAGATAGGACCGTCAACAGCGGAACGCCGCGCTCGTTGAATTGCCGCAGTTCGTTGCCGGTGAGTCGTCCGGCCTGCATTACCTGTCCGAATACTTGGGCTAGTTCGTTGAGCGGCTGGCCGGTCCCGGCTGCAATGTCGCCCAGCATTTTGAGGTCACTGATAATCGCCTGCGTCGGTTCGCCCATCGCCATGAGCGTTTTGCCCGCCTGCTGAATGTCTGTCATCTCCAGCGGTGTTTCGAGCGACAGCTTTTGCATGTCCGAAATGAGGTCGCGGGCCTTCTCGGCCGATCCGGTCATTACTTCCAAGCTGATGCGCAATTGCTCCATGTTGGCGGCAGCGGCCACACCTGATTTAGCGAACGCGGTCAACGCCGCAGCGCCCGCAGCGATAGCGGCCGTCCAACCGGGGAACTTCGTAGCCAGTCCCAGAAGCCCGCCAAGCCCGCCGCCAGCGCCTCCGGTCGCCTGAGCGCTTTTGGCGAAGCTGTCGATGGCCTGCGCGCCCTGGTTCATAGCGGTGCGCAGCGGGGAGGCATCGCCAGTAATAAGGACCGCAAGTTTCGCAATAGAATTGGCGGCCATCGGATTACGCCTTGGCTACTCGCGTGTCGTACTGCTCTAGAGTCTCGCCATCCTTGAGCAATCCGGCCGCAGTCAATTCGTCGATTCGTTTGGCATTGCGGGCCAGCATTTCGTCCTTTGCAGCGCGGCGATCTTCGGCGCAGTCCGCTAGTAATTGCCGATGCTCTGCGGCGCGGATCTCCGCCAGTTCTTCCGGTGTTGGCTCTTTGGTTTCGCTCATTGCTTCTGTTCCCGCTTCAACTCCGCAATTTTGTCGTCCAGCAACTTCGCACGGACCGCAACATCGTCTGTGCTATCAAAGTAGGGGTGAATTAAATCCGGCACTTCGCCGCCAACTTCCACGCCTTTGGTCCAAAGCGTATTAGCCGCCAACCGCATATCGGCCCTGAGTTCCCCCCAAGGTTCCACCTCGTAAAATTCCTGCCAATCGCTGAATTGATCCCAGGTCAGGTAAGCGAGGAGGAAATCAGGGTGGGGCCAATATCCAAGCTCACAACAGAGTCGGTGGGCGGCAAGTTGTTCGGGACTGAGTTTTTTTTAGCGCCCTCGTCGCCCTTGAATCCGCTGTGTCTCAAGACAAGTTCGCCAAGTTCGATAAGCTCGGTGAAGTTGACTTGCTTTAGGGCTTCGATTCCTTCCGGGGAATCGAATTGCAGAACGCCGGCCTCATCAGACCACGACTTGGCAATCGCTTCGGCGTGGAAATTTAGCGTTGCCTCACGGTCGCTGTCGCTGTCCAGGGGAGCTGAGGCCAGGGCCTTGATCTTGCCAAACAGTGCCATTCCGTCAGCCGCGCCGATCTTGCGCAGCCATACCCTTTCACCTTGCCACTCAAAGGCGGTCGGCTTGTTGATTCGCTTTTTCAGTTCGTCGATGTTCATTACGGCGTCGAATCTTCGAGGCTGATGATTTTCAGGCTGGCATCGTTGCTCGTGCTGCCGTTGCTGGCGTAGGCAACAGTGATCGGGTTGCCGGTAAAGACGTTCGTTGCGCCGCCGTCGATGTCGTAAATTTTCGGCTCGTTGGCGGTTAAATCGACTTGGGCAATCGTTGCCGTCCCGGCGTCCTTGAACAGAACGCTGCCGGCACTCGTCTCGGATGTGTCGGTGAATTCCAGCGAGATAGCGACGATCTTTGAGTTGTCGCCGTCAATGGCGGTGTTGATCGTGGTTTGAGGGCTTACCGAAACGGTCGTATCCGCGCTCGCCGGGAAGTTGTCACCACTGCCGCCGTCAAGAGACAGGGCGTTCGTTGCTATGGTGCCGTCAACGTCGTACCTGCGCCCACCGCCGCCGCTTGTCCAGAACACGTCAAACTTGCCGTTTGAGTACCCGTGGCCTCCGGGGAGATTGCCGGCAGCGGTATTGGCGTCCGTCTTGACCCACGACGACAGTGCCTTCGCGGCCAGAAGCGTGATCGGGCCGTAGGGGTTCGGGTGGTCGGCGCTGCGGCTGATCGACTTCTGAATCGTCAGGCCGCCGCAACTGAAATTGATGTCGTATGTGGCCGATGCCATTCAAGCTGTCCTTTAGGTACGGGTGATGTCGCTCGTGCGCTGAATCGTCACCTTCCTCATAATCATCCCGTTGCTTTGCAGAACGGCCGGTTCCAGGTCCGAAACCCATCCGGTAAACGTGTCCGCGATCGTCACGGAAAACGGATAGGTGATCTTCCACGAACCGTCTGTTTTGGCATTGAACAGCGTGTCAATGCTCGCGTGCTGAGAATCCGTGGGGTGCCAATACTGGTTGAACACGTATTCGCTGGCTTCCTCGATTCCAGGAGCATTCGTAGCCAGCGTGTCCGACAGAGCCGTTTGAGGAATTCGCGCGCGCTTTCGGGCGGGAGGTGTGGCGTCGATGGCAAGCGTGATCGTTGTATAAGACGAACCGCCCGCCGTATCGACGGCGATAACTGTCCCCAGCGCAATATGCTTCGTTGCCATTTATGGACCGGCGGACAGTGCCGCCGCCTCTTGTTTCAAACCGTCTTCCAGTTTGCGAATGATCTTTCTCTGGGCTACGTCGCCTTCGGTGCGAACGGCGGTATCAAGGAACGAATAGCCCATCATGTGCTTACTGCCCTTCTCGACAACGTGCGCGTACCGGCTGGCGAACTTCATTCCGAAATACCCAGAACCGGGAATTCTGCGGCCGGTTGTTTTCTGGATTTTCCGCCTATTAACCGGCCCCTGTCCCTTGAGAAAACGGCGGGCGGTTTGGGTTGGAACCGACGACGCGAAATATCGTCGGCTGGGTCCGATCAGTGCGTATTCCGGCTTGCCCCAGTGGCTTGGGTTATATGACGCGTTGGGGATCTTCACTTTCACGGTTAGCGAGCGAGCAAGCAGTCGAGTCTTCTTCAAAACAATCGTTTTTGCTCGGTCGCGAATCACGCCCGCCCCAGCGTTCAGCGCGATCCGCATGTGCTTGAATTGCATACGCGGCGGCAGTTGGGCGAACGCCTTTAGCGCCTTCTCAACGCCAGTGACCTGGAGTTTGGTGCTCACGGAATCACCTCCAGGGTTAGGAAGCAACCGTGAAAGCCCTCGTCGTCCATGATCCCGCGCGGCTGGTAGTCGTCGTTTTGAGACTCGGCGAAAATGCCCTGTACCGTCGAATCGCCGAACGTGCCGCGATATTTGTTCAGGATTTGCTGCGCCCTTAGCCCGGTGCGCTTTACGCGGAGCGGGTCCATGTCCCAGAATTCCAAGGCGTACTGATAACGGGTCGGTGCGCCGGCGGAGTCGTCTAGTGCCGCATCGTCGGTGTTGCCACTCTGCTGAAAAAACCCGTAAGGGATCTGGTCCAACTGCGGAACATGGTTGTATGCCAAGCGCGAACTGATAGCCTTCTTGATCGTGTCGTCCGACAAGATGAAGGCTGACAGGTTTTCTTCCATCGTCGCGGCCATTACCGTGCCTCACCGCAAAGCAAGGTCAGTTCGATACCGTTCTGTCGTTTGTCGTTCACCACACCGACGTACAGTTTGCGTGGCTTGTCCTTGGTCCCGATTACGCCGTCAACGAATTCCAAGTAATCGGTTTCTCGGATTGGATTGTTCGGGTTGCCATAGCCTTCGACCTTGAGCGTGGCAGAAGCGAAGGTTTGGCGTGCGAGTTCTGCTTCGCGGCCTTGTAAGGTTTCGATCGAGCACGGCCATTCCTTGCAGATCGTTTCAGGTTCGCCTTGTGTTTGGCCGATGGTGCCGGTGTTTTTTGGTGGTCGCATCACCTTGACGACGTGGCGCATCAAGCCAGCTCTAGACTGCGTAGGCATATGGCCGCTCCCCGTATTCCACGAATTCATCACCCGTGGAAAAACTTGTCAGAAGGGATGCAACCGCAGGCCCAACTTCACCCTCCCCCATGCGGTGCTCAAACCAGTCGTCGATCATCAACAGCAGCGTGGACTTAATGTCTTCCGGGACGGCTGTTGCGAGCGCCCCATAGCCGGCTACGAACCGAACGGTCACGGACTCGGCCTCTGCGTAGGCAACCGGCCACGTTTGGCCAAACTTCAAATGAATCTCGCCCGGCTCCCGGCTCGTAACCGGCTTGTAGATGTCCGTCGAAAGTGTTTGAAGCTGACCATCGGCGTCGTAATATGTGATTCCCAGGCCGGGATATGTCACGCTTTCCGTGATCGTGTAGAACGGCGATTTCGGCAGCTTGATATGCCGGTCGCAGGGAAAGCGGTCGATCTTGAAATCGTAGGTGGCGTTATTCAGTTGCCGGCCGGTGCGAAGCTCGAAGATTCTCCGCGCCGCTTTAATCAGCCTCAGCAGTTCGGCGTCATAGGCCCCGCCTTCAATCGGTACACGAACCTGCGCAGCCGCTTCAGCAATGCTGACCGGCTCTGAGGCTGGTGCAGTGACTAGGGTGACGCCGTACTTCATGCGTAAATGACGTGAAACGCTCCGACCTTGGCATTGCCGCCTTGCGCCAGAACCAGCTTTAAGCGTTCGTTCGCCAGAATTACCGGCCGCTCCGTTAGTGTGCTGGCGCTGCCGTCCGCAGCCTTGTTCGCCGCTGCTACCGGATAGTAAGTGGCCGATGCCGAGACGTTGGCAATCGTCAACACGTTCATGCCGGTGGTTTCGCCGGTGAAAGTAAAGTCCACCGTGTTGTCGTAAGGGGTCGAGCCATCCGCGACGTAGCGAATGGCATGAATAACCTTGTTCGCTGCGTCAAAGTAAACAGTCGCAGCGCCGCCCGAATCGGTTGTGACGCTTTGCGATTTACGGTCGGAGTACATCAGCCCTCCTAGTAGCCGTAGATCGTGATAATGAACTTGCCGGCCGTGTAGGTCGCTGCGGTCCCACCAGCTCCACCAGTGAGGTAGAGGTACTCGGTCGATGCCGGCGCGACAGTTGCGCCCTTAGTGGTGCCGTTCGACCACGCGCCGCCTGAAGTGAGCAGCGCAGTCTCGGTCAAGCCAGTCACCGCGTCATCGAATTTGCCGGTGCCTTCCACGGCGCTGTAAAGGTCAATGTCCGTCACGCCGCCAGCAGGGGCCTCAAGGCATTGCATCGAGATAGCCAGAATCGTCCCGCCGTTTTCCGCCGCAGTGAGCTTGGCGATATAGGCCGCAGATGTTCCGGTTCCGATGATGTCCAGGTCAGTCGTGGACGACGCAACGCCAGTCAGGTCGATCATAATGGTGGTCTTATAAATGCCACCGATGATCTGTACCGCCGTCTTGTAGATCGTGCCCGTGCCGTCCGTGATGCCAGCTCCAGCGCCACTGGCCAACGTCGGGCTAGGCAGCGCGTTCAGGATCGCGGCGGTGGCCGTGACGGCTGTACCGGCGAGTTTGAGAGAACCGCCAGATTCGATATCGAGCGACTTCCCGCTAGGAACGACGGCGTTTCCATCCTGTCGAACCTGGAAAACGCCCTGCGGATAGGTTAGGTCTGCGGCCATGTTGAAATCTCCAATGAGTCCGCGATAAGCCGAGACGAAACTAGGCTGCGGCCTGCGCCGCGGCCACGACGTTAGAGCCCTGAGTCACTGGTAGCGACTTCGGACGGCTCTTGATGATCGTGATAGAGTTGACTTCGTAGCTTTCGACCGTCGCCGTGATACTGAGGAAGCAATACCGCTTCGTCAGGACGCTGTGATTGACGGTGATAATGACCGTTTTTTGGTCCAGGTTGGCAGTCGATTCGGTCAGAACCAACGCGCCATTGGTGATAACGCCGGTGACGCTGTTGACCGGAATATCGGTAAGCGTGACGGCCGTTGGCGTCGGTGAAGTCGTGCTGTTGGCGGTGTTCTCTTTGACGGTGAACGTCAGCACTGCCGCCGCGTCCACGTCTTCTAGTTCCACCACAAACGTCACCTCATCGAAGCCGCTCATGTCGGCCACGGCGGATTTAGTTTCTGCGGTCGTGTCAGTGACGAGGTTGACGCCACGCTGGATTACTGCGCGTTCGGTAAGCGTATCGGCCATGTCATTCGCTCCTACTTGGTGTCTTTGGGGGCGGGTTCGGCAAGGCCAGCATCGAGATAACGCTGCGCCTCATCGTCGGGCATGCTCACGACCGAGCCGGCCGCTTGCGAAAACACGCCGGTAAAACGACCGTGCGGGTTTTCCTTTGTGATGTTCTTGCCGTCGTAGGCATGGCCAACTCGGGCGGAAAGCAGCTTCACTTTCGTCATTGCTCACTCCTAGACTTGGACCATCTTCTTGACGGGATGATCGCCAGCGTCCAGCAAGTTGCCGTCGCCGCGCATGATGGCCAAGAAGCCGGTTTGATTGGTGTCTGCGTATCGCTCATCCAGCCGGCGCAGGATTACCTGGCCGACTTGGCGAACCTTGTACTGATTCAACTGACCAAACAGGGCAGTGATGGCCCCCGAAGCAATGCTCGAAGCCATGTCCTGATTGATCGTGTAGGGATAAGTGTTGAGCGTGTCCGGCGCGCCGGTGTTCGCTCCGGCCTGCCAGAGGTAGCGGCCCTCGCCGTCCTTCAGCTTGCGTAGCGCTTTGAGGGTCGTGTCATGGAACATGTAGCCGACCCCCGGCAGGCTGCGCCGCGACGGGTCGAGCGAATGCTCCAAGTCGATCAGCTCGTCAAAGGCAATTGCCGTGGACGATGCCGTGGTGACACCAGAGCCCGCGCAGACCGTAATGCCCTTGGCGGTGCCGGCCCCAGTTCCGGTCGTGTACTTCGTGTTCTGAATGCGACCCAGCCGCTCGCCGAGCATTTGCCCCAGCACGGTTGCGAGATTGAACACGCTATCGGTCATCAACTCGTTGGGAACCTTGACGACGCGAGACGTGAACGTGTAGGCGTTCCACATCACAGAGCCGAACGTCGGATCGTTAGTACCGTCCGTCGATTGGGCGTGGCTGGCGTTCTCGCCGACCTGAGCGCCAGTCTGCGCCGTGTCGTCGGCAGTCGGCCAGCGAAGCGGTTCACCAGTCGCGGTGCGGATGATCTCGGCAACCTGCATCACGCCGCCGTAGGCGAGCATGGCCAGTTCGAGGTTGTTGATAAGCGTCTGGTCTTTCGTGTATCCGCCAGCGCTGCCGTCCTCACCGGACAGGGCATTACGGAAGCGGGCCGCAGACGATTTGGCGTTCTGCCAGTCGCGATTCAGGTTGAACACGAACAGCTTGGAATCCAGCGACATGCCAATGTTCTTGGCTGCCGTCCGGTGCTTGTCCGAGATATTGACGACATGCTCAGAACCCATCATCAGCCAGCCGTGCAAGGCGTTGATGAGGTTTTCGCCCTTGTAGCCGTTGTGGTCGCCCAGGTCGTCTTGGCTAAAGCGGGCCTTGTTGACCGGGCCCCGGTCGATGCTTCCGCCGTCCCGACCGATCAGGCTGTCGTCTGCCTTGTGGCAGTTGAGGGCTTCGATCCGGGCATTGATGGCCGTGGCTCGTTCGGCGGCGTCGTTGATCGCCTTGACTTCGGCTTCAAGTTGCTTTTGGTTTTCGTCGTAATCGGCATTAACGCGAGTCCATTCCTGCTCATCTTCACCTTGCCAGACTTTGTTGTTGGCATTGAACTTATCCGCCAGAGTGCGGATGTTGCCGGCAAGCTGGTCGCGTTTGGCTTGGAGTTCGGCGAGTGTCACTTGTGCTTCTCCTGGTTCGGTCGCCAGGAGGCACGAAAAAAGCGGCGGCTCACTGGCGACGGTTTTCAGTCCGTCGTGAGTGGGCAACCGCTTTTAGAAGCAATCGCTTTACTCGCCTTTGCCTGCGTTTAGACGCAAGGCGAAAGGCTTGTTGATTTGGTTATGCGTCAATCATTACGCGGGTGGGGGTGAAAGTTGAAGCGGGGAAAATAAAAATTTGCCATGACTTGCCTCAACCGGACTTGGATCGCCTGACCAGGGTGTCGGATTGCCAGGTTAATTCACAAGTTCCGCCTTATACCGCCCGAACGTGCCAACGCCGCTTTTGCCTTTAGACGTGTCTGGTCGATTGTCGCCAATCCCCATAATCCGTCCGCTGATGTTCAGGATATCGGTAACCAATTTCAAGTCTTTGATGAAATCGGTGTCAATTTCCAGAGGCAGGATAATGTGCCACGGATTCCATTGAGGGCGGCAGCGGAGGATGCCGCTTTTGCCGACAACAACACGGCACTTATGAACCGTGAACTTGGTTAGCGGCTTGCCTTTGGCATCCACCAAAAGAGCCTCTGTTTCGGCAGGAAAGACAGCGCCGGCAATTACAGTTCTGGCAGCCGTCTTTCCGATCTTGCGTCCCTTGGCTGCCTCAAGCATTCCAGACCGAAACGCGGCCGTAGGGTGGATTGGCTGGCCGTCCGAGTTGCGATAAACGCGAATCGCCGCCTCCTCATCGTCGTTGTACTTTTTCTTGCCTGCCGACATTCCGCTGTCGTCGGTTGATTTCATCGTGCCTGCCGGATTGTTTTGCAGCAGCGGTGAAACTCCTACGATTTTCCAAGTATGAAGTTCAAGAGCCATTTTGCCAGCCTCCTAAAAGGTGAAAAATAAAAACCCTGCCTCGCAATGACTCGCCCAGCAGTAACAGTCCGTGCCATAGATCGCTATGACGCGGCAAGCCGTTGCCGGACTCGCCTTGTTCGATTATTAAAATCCTTGCCATGCCTCTCCACTGCGGTCCACGACCAGCCACAGCGCAACGGAACCAGCAGCGACTCGGCCCAGTGCGACCGACCCGGCCCGGCCCCGCCTTGAATTACGCCTTCACCGCCAGCGACTCGATCAGTTCACTAAGCCGAGACAGGCGATTCATAAGTTCTTCATCGCTTGTATCGAGCAAGTCTGATTCGATTAGGGTAATGACCTGATTGACGTAGAACACCTGATTCATTCCGCTCAGTTTTTCGTTCGCCTCGACCTGCGGTTTTGTCAGTTGCGTTCCAGCCATGTGCTTGACAGTGCGCTTTAGTGGGACTGTAAGATTGCCGCTCATGGCGGTGCGGTTGATTCGCAGTTCTCCGACTCGCTTGGGGTCGATGCAAAGCACGCCCGCAAGCAACTCCGAATCCACTTTCAACGCCTTAGCGCGGATGATGCAGTGCGTCTTGTCGTGTGTGTCCATCCGCAGGCCGTGCTGCGCGTTGTAGCGAATGGCGTCTAAAAATAATTCGCCGTCGTTCTTGTAAGCCTTCTCCACAACTTCGGTTTCGTGATCGTCGCCGTATAGGCTGGAATACAGCCGCGTGCGATGGAATCCGTCAGCCACTCGCTTACTTCTTTTGTCGATAACGATTGGCGGCAGCGCTGCGCCGGTTTCGACAGCCCGGCGAAGCTCTCCGACGTGGTGTGTGCTGATGCTCGCACGCGGGTATAGGTCGAAATCTAAAACCAACTCCCCGACTTTCAACTTTCTCATGCCAGCCTCCATGTGAAAAAACCATGCGTTGACGCGCCGCGCCAGAACCCGACTTGCCTCGCCATTGCAAACCCGACCTCGCCGCTGCTCAGACCGCAACGACTCGGACAGACTCGACATGGCGGGAACACCCCTCTGGCGCGGGTCTTGAGGCTGGCAACCGAAAGAGGTCCGCACGCAGAGGGCGTGTGTTGTTTCGTGACGGTTGCCAGCCGATAGCGACGATTTTACGGATTGCGCCGCCAATGTCAAGCATATCTGCTTAGCACATTTGCTTAGCACTTATGCCTAGCGACCGGCGGTTGATTAGACTTGTAGGCCATGTCACGCGACCTTGCCGATTTACTGCGCGATGCAATTAAACGCAGCGGACTATCAGCCTCCGAATTGGCAATGAAAACCGGCGTTCACCAGACGCTAATCAGCCGATTCCTGCGCGGCAAAGACATGGGTATTGAACGTGCCGGCAAAATTGCCGCCTACCTCAACCTTACGCTGCGGCGCGACAAGCCCGAACGTACTTCCTGACAGTATTCCGATCCACGCCCACGATCCGCGCGATTTGCTTGATTGGAGTATAGGCAGCAAGCCGCCTGATGCGAGCCTGCAAGCATTCGTCAAGGCGTCGGCCTCGATCAGCCACGATTGAACCTCATATATTTCGCGTGCCATTCTCGGTAAACGGACTTTTGCTGATCGCGCCACTCTTGAGGCTCAAATACGCAATCGTCGATTAACTCCGGGGTCATCGGAATCCGACTTTCAAGCCACGGCTTGCGAAACATTAGCTGCCGAATTGGTGCCTCAAATACCGCGACACCTGGCAGGCAAATAAACGAAAACAGGCAGTCCATTATGCTCCCTCCAATTCCAGCATCCGCAGGCGAACGTCAACCGGCGTGACATTCAGCGGTGGCAATCCCAGTTTCTCCCTGGCGGCGTTTCCGGTTATCTCGCCTTTCTCAAGGCTCTTTAGCACTTCCTCTGCCTCTTTTTTGGCGTCTTCAATTTCGTTTACATTCGGCGCGGCCTTCCGATTGAACCCATACGACTTCGGGTCCAGATTCTTCGCGCCGCTCTTGGCCGGTTCAACTCGGTCAACCAGCTTCGCCGCCAGGGATTCAGCGCCGTCAAACCAGCTTTCTTCGTCCATCATCGCCCGGAAGGTGTCAGCCTTTCGGCCGGTGCGCCGGGAAAATGTGACCGCAATCGTCTGGTCTAGCTTGTCGAGCACTTCGATTTCCTTGGCCATGTCCCTCCGGTCGCCCATGACAAACCCTTGGCTGTTGTGGATCATCAATGTGGCGTTTTCGGCCGATACCCGCTCATCACCGGCCTGTAAAATCCACCCTGCGCACGACCATGCCGCGCCGACGTTGTAGGTAGTAACCTTGGCCGAATGGCGGGCCAACGCGTTGTAGATTCCCAGGGCTTCGTAAATGACGCCTCCGGGGCTGTTAATTAGCACGTTCAACTCGTCCACCTCCCCGAGCGCCGCAAGTTCGTCTTCAACGCGCTTTGCGGTCAGCCCTTCACCCATCCAATCCTGTCCGATGGCGTCGTACAGAAGCATCTCGGCGACTTTCTTATCGCCATCGGCCTTCACGTTCACCGCGAATTGCCGGTCGGGAATCTTGGCCAGGTTGCTGTAGCGCCGGCCTAGCAGCGATTCGTCGATCTCAAGGCAGATTCCGTGTTTAGACATTGGCGTTCTCCAAAATTGCGGCGGCAACCTTCTCCGGTCCAGTCCGCTCAAAGGTATCGAGGTAAGTTGAGACGTTGGTTTGCAAATCACAGGCGGCGTGCGGCGCGTCGAGAAACGACGACAAGCCCATCACTTCGGTAAAAAATACCGACTCGGCCTTGGCCGTGATCTCGGCGTCGTCGCCTCCGAACACGCTGGTATAGGCAGCCGCCACCGGTCGAACGGAATCCCAAAACACTCCCTTGTGTTTGGCGGCTTCTGAGTCGATCCAGGTGGTAAACTTTTTTGAATCGCCAGAGTCCTTCCTGGCGTCGAACGACACGCGGCGGGCCATGCGGCCGAGGGCGTCAACAAATAGTCTGCGGTGCGCGTCGGTGGCCTGCTTGGTCTTCTTTGGCGGCTCGCTCGCTGGTGAAGTTCCCGGTGCCGGCCGCGTATTCGGATTCTCATACTTATCGCCGCCGGGGTCCGTTCGCTTTGGCATGTTCAGTTTCTTGCGCACTTCATTCGGGTTAACGATCTCCGCATTGCGAAGCTCAACCAGTTTTTCAACCTGAGTGCCCCAGTCGGCTTGGGTGAACTTACTGACGTTGTGCTCGAAGTACGCCGAGTCGTTGCGCCGCTCGTCTTCGGTTAATAGCTTCTGGTCGCACTCGTCTGCGTTGTCGTCAAGTAAGTGATGCAGGCAGCCGTGGAGGTAAGCCAAGCTCTCTTGCTCGTAAGAGTTGTAGGACACCGAACCGGGAATGCCGAGTTTTGATGGCGGCAGATTGAAGAATGCTGCGATGTCGCGGCGACGTTCGGCCCGTAGCTCGCTAACCTGCCCTTGCTGTGGCGTGACTTGACCGGCGTGGAACTTCGCACCTTCGCGGAGAATAACCGTCTTAAACGGGTTGTCGCCCTCCTCGTAGCTCTTGCGAAATCCTTCCTCTACGGTGTCCTTCGCGGGCTTACTCAGCCCGATTGGCAGTTCAAGCACGCCGCCCATTCGTGCGCCGTTTTTGAAAAACTTGCTCTCAAAGTTCTGGGCAGCCAGCGATAATCCCCACGCGTCTCGGGCGCACTTGGTGAGATCCAGCCCCACATTACCGTCAACCGAGATGCCGCGAATGTGAATGACCTGGCTGGGATCCAGAGCCTTTAGCTTTCCGGCCACTTCGGTCACGTAGATCATTCGGCCGTCATGCCATTCAGGGGCTGTACGATCCGGCAAGAGGTTGTAAAGTTCAAACCCCTTCGGCGTGCGAGAAATGTAGCCGTAGCCGTTGGCCCACAGAAGACGATGAACCATAATGTCCCGCCAGAATCTCTTGGCTGACTTGTACGGGTTCGCCTTGATTGCTACTGCGTGATAAGCCGGGTGCTTGCTGAAAATCTCGCGGTCGTCATCAGGCAACCGTTTGTATGGATAGAGCGGTAGTTTGGCCACGTCGCCACTTAATAGGTTCACGGCTTGGTTCACCGCAGCAATCGTCAACGAGTTTTCATGCGTCACCGTAACCCCAGACGCCGATTGCATTCCCCCCGTCAGAAGTTCGTAGAGCGCCGGGTCATTGAGGCTATACCGCGGGTTCTCGATTGACGCGTTGACGTACTGCGCCATCTGTTGGGTGGTGCCGGCGATAGAAGCGAAGAATTCCGCAATCATTTCGGGTTGCCCTTTTTCGCTTCCTTGATGTAAAGCAGCGTTCCAATTCCGATCATGACGCCACCGATCCACAGACATGTCAGCGCAGGATGCAGCAGGTACATACCGCCGCCTACAGCGATAGTTCCGAGTCCGCAGTAAATGTTAGCGCGCGTCATCCGATTTCAAGGGGGTTGGTTTCGTAATAGCTTCTGGTCGATCCGCCGGCAGACGCCGCCCGCCCCACCGCCATCACGGCGGCTACGATGCCGTCAATACGGCCAGTCGATTTGTCTTTAACAGGCTTAATGTTCTCGGCCGCGTCTCGCTGGATTGCCACGTTGCTCGCGTTCCACCTCAGTACCGGGTTGTCGCCATGAACCAACTTGCGGGCCAAAACCATCTTCTCGAATTCCTTGGCCGGGCTGGACATGGAAGCGTAACCCTGACCGAACGCCGCCATCGTTATCCCGGCGTTGGTGAGCGCATTGGAAATCGCTGCCGCGCCCCAGCGGTCAAAGGCAATCTCTTGAATGGCGTACTTCTCACTGCATTCGATGATATGTTTTTCGACGAACGCGTTATCGACTTGGTTGCCCGGCGTGAGGGTTACGTAACCTTCCTTGGCCCACTGGCGATATGGAACGCGGTCGGACAGTTCCTTTGCTCTGGCCGTGTCCTCTGGAATCCAGAAATGAGGGAGAACCCCAATCCGTCCATCATCCAACGGGAACGCCAGAACAAACGCCGTCAGGTCGGTGGTGCTGCTCATGTCCAGACCGCCCCAACACGGCATCGCGTCTAGTTCCGGTAGCGGATCGCTCGCGTCGTCCCAAGTATCCATCGGCAACCAACGGACGGCCTGCTCTACCCATTGGTTCAGGTACAGATTGCGGAACGTGTTTTCAGCGGCAGGTGATTGCTTGGCCTTGTTGTATTCCTCCCTGAGAAAATCCCAACTGATCGACACGCCCAGATTCGGGTTGCACTTGGCCCACGTCGCTTCATCGTTCCAATCGTCGCGCTCGCCAATCTCATAGAGCATCGGGAGGAAATACGGATCGTCTGCCCCGTTGTTATCCCGCACTCGCCGCGCGTGCTGCCACACTTCCCAGCAAATCGAATGGCGGTCCCACCCGGCCGTAGTGATCGACAGAAACAACCGATTGACTGTCGAACCCATGCCGGTGCGCAGGTTGTCATACAGTTTCCGGTCGCGCTGGGTGTGGAGTTCATCGAACAAAACGTAATACGGTTTTTTGGAATGCCCGGTATTCGCGTCACCACTGAGGGCGTTATAGAACCCGCCCGTTGACCGGAACGTGATGCGCTTCGTCGAGTCGATGCAATTCAAATCTTCGGATAGCGTCTTGCTCTGCATCACCATTCGGGATGCGGTTCTGTAGATCGCTGACGCCTGGTCCCGGTCCATCGCCGCTGAATAAACCTGCGACGATGCCCGATGCTCTGCCCACAAGCCATAGAGCGCGATGCCGGCCGCCAGTGCCGTCTTGCCGTTCTTCCTTGGAACCGCTCCAAGCGTCTCGACATATCGCCGGCTGCCGTCCGGCCTGACCCAGCCGAACAAAGTTGCGATGTAATCACGCTGCCACGGCTGGAGATGAAACGGGTCACACGCATGAGTGGTTGGTGAATCGTCTGGGTGTGTCAGAACTTCCGAGAAAAAATCAATCGCCAACTGCGCGCGGTCCGGCTTCCACTCACACCCTGCGGTGTGTTTGGTCGGGTTGTAGCCGGCGATATTAGTGGGCGCCTTCAACCAGTCACCTTCAAAAACTTAGATCGAATCGGGTCAACCGACTTGGTTTGCCCTGTTATCAATTTCGATCGGTCAATGACCTGCAATCCGAGTTTCGACGCGGCAGAATCCCAGCGGGCCTTGACCTTTAGTGACGTGTCAATGTCATCACCGGCTCGCAGAGTCCAGTACAGTTCCCACAGGTCGGCCAGTGCGGCCAATGCCGGGGCGTCGGCGCGTTTCAGTACTCCGCACCCGCCAAACTCAGCAGCGAGAAAATGAAAGTGCCCGGCCGCAGTCTTATCTACGAAGTCCAGAGAGGGCGTGCCGTGGAGTTCTACCTCGGTCGGTATGTCCGTGCGGCTGCGATTGCCTTCCAAGGCACGTATGGCCGATGGTTTACGCGGTCGTCCCACTTAATTTCTCATTTCCCGAAAACTTTTATTTAGCGGCTCGAGCGGTCGAGAGAGCGCCCAGTGGCAGAAATCGCACGCCCCCACTGGCCTTTCCATAAGTCCGTAATCGTCCCACATTGGGAATCGTCGTAAGTCCTTATGCCTCGCGCTGCCTGTTTCATTGTATCCGTTTGTTCAGTTAGGCAATGTGCTTGCGTTCACTACTGCTCTTGCGTCCATGATGCATGAGGCAAAGGGATTGGAACGGTCCATCGTAGAACGTGCTCTCATCTGTCCACGGTGTAATGTGATCGCATACCACTGCGGCTACTGCTCGTCCTTCCTTGTGACATTTGTTACATAGTGGCTCGCTCTGTAGTTGTGCCTTGGCTATCTGTTGCCAACGGTACGTTCGGTATAGCGGGCTGCTCTGCCATGTGGTGTTGCGTCTCGCTGTCCCATTCCTAGTCGCATTGCATCCTCGATCGCACACGCCATTGGTTCGCCTGCCTCCACAGCCGGGCGTGCTGCATACGGTGGGTGGGCTGTTAGGCATGGCTTGTCGGAAACGGAACGAATAGTACTGGCGCAGGCAATGTCACCTCTTGCGACATCACGCCGTTCTTGGCTTCGTTTAATTGCTTCCTTCCTTCGCTATCGAGAATCATCTGTTCGGCTTTCCCTGTTTGGGTGTCAACCCATCGCAGGTGATGCCACTCAAGACCATTGGCGTCGAACACCTTTCCGGTTCCATGCGTTTTTGGTGTAACAAGCATCGCTTAGTTCCCCAACGCCTTAATCTCAATCGGAATCCCCAACTCATCATCGGGGAACGTCGCCACAGCCGTGCTCTGGTAGATCGTGAACCAACCTCGATACAGGCCAACCGTATCCACTCCGCCGCTGCTGAATGAGTATTGAACGCTGCCGACGATGTAAAACGTGTTTGTGCCGGTGCCTGCACCCGTGATGTCGATTGGAGAACCGCTCGGCAATGTTGCCAACGCAAACGAATTCGGCGTGACCTGAACTGCATAATAGCGTGTCGCTGCCGCCAATCCGGTCGGTAATGCTCCGCCTGAATTCGCCACGACGATCTGGTCGCCTTCTTTGACGCCGTGTGCGTTGCACGTCAGAAGGTCCGTTGTCGTGCTCGCGGTAAACGTCTGCGTCGGGTGAATCGTGACGCCGCTTGCCGTCTCGGCTATCTCGCTGGTCCCGTTCTGATCGCCTTCCATCTGAAACTTGACCGACGAATAGGCCGATAAGTCCACCGGATTGCCGTTGAGCGTGATTACTGCGTTTAGCGGCAGCAGTGTATCGCCCACCACTCGGACGTGTTTGGCTGTCATCCTTCTACCTCGATTCGTTCGTTGCCTTGATCTGGTTCGATTGTTTCGTCGCCGTCCAGGTCGATGCGGGTCATGTTGGCGTTGACGGTGATGGTTCCGGTGCCGGAGTCGATGCGGACAGAGTTGGCGGATTTAACCTGGATTGCGTGAACCCAGTATTCGCAGATACTAGGCGTTCTCTGCCAAAGATCGCCCGCAACGCTTCCTTCGTTCCACGCTGCCGCCAGCCGTTGATTCAGCGTCTCAGCATCACTTGCAACCGCGCCTTCGCTAATCGACGCCGATAGGGCCATCACAATCGCTTCGCTATCGCTTCCAACCGCGCCATCGCTGACGCTTAGGCCGATAAGCAGGTTGCCAATCGACGTATCGCTGACCTTACTTCCTTCGCTCCAATTCCCAACGGCATACAGCACCGACGATTCGCTATCTCCGGCTTTCACGCCATCTGTGAGTGCTGCCGGGATTCTCAGCACACCACTAATGGCGTCCGATAGGATGGCGGTTTCGGTGGACGACTTGGGGAAGATTCCATATCCAACGCATGTATCGCTGCCAACTGCGCCGTCACCAATTGAACGAGGAAATCGCCCGTAGCCAATCAGCGTATCGCCGCTTAGCACGCCATCGGTCAAACTGCCGACAGCGCGGAGGGTGGTTGCCTCGCTGTCGCCACCTTTAATGCCATCAGAGCACGGCCCAGACGCACGCAATACTGTGCTCCATAAATACGGAGCCAAACCGTAATAAGGATGGTCGGTTGGCAGTTGAGATTGCAGGCCCCACTTCCACGCCAGATAGCCTTCGACGTTCTGACGCTCGCTAGTGGATAGCGCAGACGAACAGCAGACAATCTCCGCTATGTCACCCTGCATTCCAAACGATGTGCTGAAGTATCCACCCATGAGCATATTGCCGCTCATGCTTGTCGTGCTGGCCACTGCTCCGTTTGGCCCATTGAATCCGTTGGCTATCTGGGTGCCATATTTCCACATCCCAAAAGCGTTGGATGCTGTTTTGACAAGACTTATCAGGGAAAACGTGGCCGTATCGAAGTTAGCGTCAAAGCACCTGTACCAGCCATTCCCGGAACCAGCGCCCCAGAAAATATCCCCGTCATTGTTGTACTCGATCAGATATGACCACGTTGAACCGACAGGATAGGTAATGAACACCGGGTAGCCGCTAAGGTCCGATGGCTTAGAGACGATGAACCAGCTATGCGTGTCGTCGCCGCTTAGGTCTGTACCCAGATTGGTCAACTCAAGTCCGTGGCCACTGGCGGCAGTAAAGCGCACAACCGGCAAGCCATTCAGGATGTTTGTCTTACATACCGGACGAAGGCCGGCATTTGATTGAACCGCGTCGTGCGTATAGTCCGAGCTGTCGGTCCATGACGCCACCGCCGTACCGTCGGACAATCCAAGGCTATCGGCTTTCCACCAGCCAAGCAGCGACGATAACCTGGCCGGTGTCCACAGCGCGCCGTCGCTCGCGATAGCGCCTTCGGACAGGCTGACGTTATACGTCGTGCCGCTAACCTTAGACGGGACGCTGAAACGTCGCCGCCTGCGGTAGTTCGATCTAGTGAAAAACGTAGGCATTAAACGCCATCGTCTGCCGTGGTAAAGGTTGCGGTAACGAGCAGTGAATCGCCACTGATAACCGCGCGGCTACTGGCGAAGTCGCCGACAGCGTAGAGCTTGCCAGTGGTTCCGCTTTTGGTGCTATTGCTCGTCAGGAACGCACCGTAAATCGTTGTCGATCCATTGATTGAAAACGTCGCCTTGCTGGAAGAATTGGTAACGCTCTGGCTAGACGCAGCGCCGTTGGCCGTCCAGGTTTGCCGCGCGCCTTCGCTGTATGTCGTGTTCTCGGTCCAGCCGCCATGCGAGTTCATTACATCGGCCGCCGCAACGCTGCCCGTGTTTTTAAGGCCGACGTACCATGTCGTGATCTGTGTTTGGGCGGCGAGCGTTTGATTCAATAGCTCGTTCAGCCCTTCGTTGGTCACGATGTTGTGGAACCGCTCGATCCATTTGAGATTGCCGTCCCTGTCGCGGCATTCAACCTCCCAATCGCCGCGTACAGTCATTCCGTCAGCGATCGAGTTTCCGGCAACGATCCCAGCGCCAAACTTGCAATCCATTGAAGCATTTGCGTTAAACATTTCTCATTCTCCTAATTGGTTTCAACCCTCGATTTATCCCCTGCCAATAGCTTCGCCTCGCACGATCGAGCCATAAGCCACTGGCCTATTCGCATTGCATCGGCGTGCCTGAATCGCAAAAAACTGTTGCCGATTTTCAGCACGACCAATGTTCCCTCTCTCGTCACGCTCACGTTGCCGCACACTTGGCGGGCAACATGAATCGCCGGCGCGTCGCCGAGTTTTTGTTCCAGGTCGTTCATTAGCCGAGTTCTTCAATCCAAAACGTGAAGCAACCAGTCATGTCGTCGGCCAGCGTCGTCTCTTGCCGAACAACGATTCCGCAACCCTGACGCGCATTGGGCGAGAAACTCACGTCGGGATACCAGAAGTCGAATGGGCTGTTACGCTCGTTCCATCCGGTTTCCTGCAAGACTTCGGCCGTTCCGTTGGTTGTGGCGACTGTCGTATCATTGGCCCGTGCCGTCATGCCCCATGCCGTACCCCCGTGGAAGTCATTGAGCGGCTTGGTGGCCGTGATAGACGAACCACCTGAACCAACTGTAAATGTCGCTGGCAACCTACGCACCGTAATGCGCAAGCCCTCCTCGGCGCTGTCGCCAACTTCCGAGATTTGCGACAGCAGAAAGCCGCGAAGCCGAATCGGAATGTCGTCAGCGGGCTGAAAACTGCCAAGGTCCGTATCGGTTCCTGATGCCGTGATCGTGCCGTTGTATGTTGCTGCGTAAATTGCGGACATTGTTTATCCCTTAGAATTTCTGCCGGAAGAATCGTGTTGAACGGCGACGGAATGGCGGAGCAGTGGAACCGCCACCGCCGCCCGTATATGTCAGAACCACCTGCCCAACGCCACCAGCCGCGCCATTACGATTGCTGTTAGTGTTAGTGTTGCCGCCACCGCCTCCGCCACCCGGATTAGAGCCGCCAACAGCATCTGTACCGCTCCCCTGCGTCCCGGCCCCGCCTGCGCCGCCGCCAGTTGGGGCAGAGCCGCCAGCGCCGCCGTCACCTGTACCGCCATTGCCATTACTGCCGTTATTTCCATTTGCGGCTGTACCGGCAGACGAGCCGCCGCCGCCCGGCGCATCCCCGCCAGCGCCGCTAACTCTATTACCGCCATTGCCGCCAGAAAATTTCGTATCTCCTGTCCCACTTGCCGCAGCGCCTCCGGTTGCGCCAGTACCGGAAGTTGCGCCAAGGCCGCCCTTGGCGACGCAAGTGCTTGTATCAAAGGTGGAGTCGCCGCCATTTCCGCCAGCCGCATTATTGGTCGTAGCTGCCGCGCCGGCAGCGCCTACAACTACCGAATAGCCAACTCCGGGCGTCACAGTAAACGCATTCTTTTTTGAGTATGCGCCGCCGCCGCCGCCACCACCGGAAGTTAATCCTGGAAAGTTGCTTTTACCGGCCTTGCCGCCGCCACCGCCGCCCCAACATTCAATGTCAACGCTCGTGACGCCCGCAGGGCATGTCCATGTGAAACTGCCGGCAGTGGTATATGTATCTTGGGACATTACGCAAGCTATGCTGAAAGGTAATGGCGACGAAATTGGTTCGGGTTAAACATTGTGGTCTAGCTGACTTTGATTCCCATGAAGTCTGGGGCGTTAAGCGGGATGTGTAGCAATCAAAACTCGCATCACTTACCCGCCCTCCGCAGTTCCCGTCTCTTTTCCTTCGGATACAACTCTCTCGCCGCGAGCTCAGGGTCGTAACTCTGCGTCCAAGTCTCACGCACGCAATTCGTTCGCACTTCGCGAACCGACTCGCCATCAGACCAGCGGCACAGATAGCCTCCGCCCTGCCAGTCCCGAACCGGCAATGGCTGTCGATCTTTCACCAACCGCCAAGCGACTATCCGCTCAATGCCATCTACAAGGTCGATCCAAATGGCTTGCGTGAATACCTCGCGGCCGTTTTCATCGAATAGGTGGTTAACTTCTACGCAGTCACATCGGTCGCGGAGCACACCATCGCCCTGCGGCACAATCGCCCAGAACGCGGCCACAGCGGCCACGTAAAACCAAGATGTGATATGCAGCCAGAGGGGGATCATGAACCCAACCTCCGCGCCGTGTATTGCGTTGGCATCTTCGCAATCATCGCTATCTGGCGATTTTCGGCATTGAAAGAGTCGATCGCAAAACCATCTTTATCGAATGAGGCAATCCCGCGTCTGTCGTCAATGCTGGCCACGCCGAGCTGATTGCGGGCGATTTCGAGTAGCTCTAACTGCGAGTCGATAATCCGCACCATCAACGACAGCTTGGCGACGGTATCCATCGTGTCGCGGATATTAGGGGCCGAGTTATCCATTGGCGTCGGCCTCCCGGCTCGAATATATGACTGCGGCACATTCATTTCGCAGCGGAGATTGTCAATGGTCACAGGCAAACTCCCTGCCGGATCGGCGTCGGCTCTTGCGCAGCCCATTCCCACATCGCATAGCGGCCACAATCAATCAGGTATCCGCGATTGCCAGTGTCGAGGTACAACCGCAATCGTTCCGCAATCTCCGCCGCGTTCGACTTCGGCGCTATGGTCGGATCAGCGACACAATGGGCGCGTCGAATTCGGGATCGGGCAACGTCGGCGTACATTTCGGCGACGAATCGGTCGGACCAATCGGGTGTTCCCGAACGTAGCGGCGCAGTTGAGCGAGTAGTTGGTACTCGCGCCATATCCTGAATTTGGCTTTCGCATCCAGGTAGTCCGCCACAAGGCGAGTCAAGTTGTTGCTGTTGTCCACTCACTTCACACGTCCTAGCAATGGTCCCAAGAGGCTCTTGCCGTCGATGATCGGTACGAATATGTGCAGGAATTCCCCGTCAGGCGCAACGATCTGCACGCCATATCCATGCGACCAGTCAGTGACATTCGTTTCCTGCCAGAATGGTCGCAGAGTCGAAAGGCATCCGTTCGTAACCGCAATAATGTCTCGGTCTGCCTTCCGTGAGATGGCCATATCGAATCGGTGGGTATCGCAAAAAGAAACATTGGCCCCGAACTTATTGATTGCGACTTGGGCGGCGTTACGGGCCGTCGATACGTCGTGGATGAAGTAGCAGCAGCCGAGCTTGAGAGCGCCGCGAATCCGCAGGTTTGGCTCAACGTCTCCGCGACCAATGAACCGTATTCCTCGTTTGGCAAGGTGCAGATTCGAGGGCACGCCAAGTTTGTCGAACAGGAGCGCGGCGGTTCTAGCGTCTCCCCTTGCGTGGGTGCAGCACCATCGCTCGATTCGGTGTTCGTGGTTGCCGCAGACCATGTATTCTGCTGCGTCCGGCGCTCGCTTCTGTACATCGTCAATGAGGCTGTTGGCTTCCGCGAGGTCGTCCACGTAGCTGTACGCCATTTCGGCGACGAATCCGATCGTGTGATGTTCTGCGAGAAATCCGCCGCAATCAACGTGATCGCCTCCCCACACGATTTGCTTGGGGCGTAGGTACTCAAGGTCAGCGAGGAAAGCCGCGCGTGCGCGTGGGTCGATGTGAGCGCCGTGAGTATCAGGAATGTTGACGCGATGAAAGAAGCCCTTACCAGCGTGAACCTTCGGCGAGCGAAAGAGCTTCGCGGCCTTCCGTTCGATGATCGCTGATTGGTGGTCAAGTATGTCACTTAGCTGTTTCGCCTCTCGTTCTAACTGCTCTCGCTTCGATTTCTCTTGTGCTAGCTGACGCTCCAGTTCGCGGATTCGCTTGGCGTCATTTGTATCTGACAATTCTCCCGCCTCATCGGTTAGAGTTTTTGCCATGCCGCGATTCCACGTATTTACGGAATGAATCTTTGCAAAACGTGATGCCGAGTTTTTCCTTGATGAATTCTCCTACTCCGTGGCGGCTGACGAACTTGCTGGCCAGCTTTCCCGATTCATAGGCGTCGATCAGCGCGTCAACTTCGCCCTTCCTGCCGCTGGCCGTTAACTTGCCCTCAAACGACGCCTTGGACGAATCAGGCATCGCCAAGACTTCGTCAAGCAGGGTTGGTTTTGGTTTGGCCATTTAGTCCGCCCAAAAATTCCATTCGTCCCAGGGTGCCTGTTCGATCAGTTCCGCAACCTCTTTGAAATCGCAGTCCATAGCAGCCTCCGCCGCTATTGTTCGCTCCCATCCTTTGTCCAGTTCGCCATTTTTCTAAGCACCTTGCCGGCAACACGTTTGAAGCATCGCCGGCAACACGGTAGGACCAAAGGCAGTCCCGACAACGAAAGCCACTGGCACTTTCGCCGCATGTCGCAAGCCGAGCACCGGCCGCGCCTTACGACATGGATCACGAAAAACGTCGCCAGTTTCACCCATCACGGTCCTCATCTCGAATCTTGTTGGACTTTCCCGATACTCGCTCACCAGTTCTGATTTCTCGTTCCCAGCATTCCTTGCAAACCGGGCCCGCATGTGTTGGATAAATGTTCTTCGGATGTGTTAGTTGCCGGCAATCCGGTCTGCTGCACCGAACTCGCCGGATGTTTTTCATCGGTCTGCGTCTCATCCATTCGCTTGCCGCTGTGCAGGTCGAAAGTTGTTACGATGCCGGGGGGGTCACTTGCCTTCAGGCCGTTTGGCGAGACCTTTTTCGGCGAGCATCGCTTCGACATCTTCGGCGTGCATGCAATCACACAAGCACGCGCCGGTAACGAATGCCGTCCCGTTGTTCCAGCCGTGAAGAGTCACGACCTGCCCGTTGCAGAAATCGTTTCCAGCCACGGCGTTGACGAGAATTCCAACGGCCTCGATCTTGCTGCCGCCGCCGTTGCCAAAACTGACAATTCGATCCCCGTTCTGTGCCGGGCGTCCGTTTCGATAGTGCATTAGCCAAATCCTCCGCTGAGTGACAAAAGGTAAAAGCCTGAATTGATTCGCATTGCCTCAGTTGGTTTGCGGTTTAGGTAGTCCTGTTCGGCAAGGCGGTTTTTTGTTTCCTGACGATTCTCGAATGCTGGCGAGCAATGGTGGTTGCCATAAAGCGTTTCGAGCTTCGCTCCGCAGCAGACGCAATGTGTATCGCCGTACATCGCAGGCCGCCCTCATTGGTGACTCGGCTTATCCCTCCACGCCCCGTTCCTCTGATCGTCTCGAATCTGCTGGAGGATCGTGGTCGTTTGCCTTTGCTGGTCCGCCAAGGTTGACAGCGTGGACGATTGCGTTTGCTGAATCTGCGTTAGCTGGCTGATCGCTGATGCGGACTGGCTTGCGGCCATTGATTGCGTAGCGGCAGCGGAAGCATGTGTCTCGTTGGTCTTAATGACCGACTGCATAAACGCCTTCTGATCGTCACGCATCGGAATAACGATCTGGGTGGCGAGGAAGTAAGCGAACGCGCCGAGAAATACGGCCATTACGCCCTGCTTGGCGAGCCACGACCAAAGGTCGAATCCGCCGTTTGTAGCGGTAGCGGTGGTCCCGTTGCTCATCGTTCGTACTTCCTTCCCTGAATCATTCGCTTGGCGTCCAGCACATCGCTCACCACGTTTGGATTCCACGCCTTGAAATCTCCACCGTGGCCGAACATGACATGGCAGCGTTTGGCGTTGCAAAGCGTAATCAGGTTTGCGGGGTCAAGTTCCAACTCGCGAAACAGATGGAACGGTTTTTTATGGTGGACGTTGAGTTGCTTTTTCCCGCCGCAGACTTGGCAATCTGGCTCGCGCCGCAAATGGTCGCGCTCAACTGCTGGCCACTGCGGCGAGCGCTTCGCCAGCGGCTTGCCGTCAATCGCATCTTTGATCGCGTGAACGATGCTCATTCGGCGCTGGCCTCGCTGGGGTATATGACGATGGCCCCGCCACTCCACGCCCGATCAAACCACGCCCTTGGCGCTTTCCACTGCCCTTTGACGCCGCCGCTCTGCCGCTTGTCGCTGCACCAAAACTCGACTTCCTTGTCGTCGTATTTGGTGAGCACAACGTCGTGCATCATTCTTGACCAGCCGGTGCCAGCCTTGAACGCGACCACGACGCCGTAATCGTTCGCCAGCGGCAATAGGCTGCGGTCATAGCTGCCGTGCTTGGCGAGCTTGTAGCTCACCTTGCGGGCGTCCAGTTCGGCCTTGATGGCGGTGTCATAGGCCGGCTCGTTTCCGCGTTTGGTGAAGCGATAGTCCCGCAGGCCGTAGAGCGATTCGATTTCATGGACGCGCGCCAGCGTTTCGATAGACGCCCAGGCGCACATCGGACCACGGTTAGCGATGCGACAGTCTTCCGGTAGGTCGATGGCGGAAGCTCGCCCAACTGAATACGCAAACGCAGCGAGCACCAATGGCCACATCACTACAGCCCACCAAGTTACGTCGTCTTGTTTCACGGCAGCGCCCCCCGTATCGCTTGCGGGGACACAACGCCTCGAAAACGTGCACGCTCAATCGACTGGCCGGATTCATCCGACGAAATAACCAGCGTCGTCGGCGTCGTCGCTACTTTCCACGTCCGCGTTGTGTTCGGCTGCCGCGAGGTATCAACTTCCTCGATATGGACTTGCTGATTCTGCCGCTTGAACGCTTCCCAGTTCGGCTTTTGTTGGACGCATACGCCACAGTTGGGCTGCGTGAAGTAGAGAACAACCGTTTGCCGTGGCTCTTGTCCGCGACACATGGCCACCGCGAGCGCACCGCCAACCATAGCTGCGACTGCAAGCACAATCGCAATTACGCGACGTTCGGACTTGTCGTATCGGCAGCGGGCCATCATTCCACACCAATCTTGTAATTGGGGTCTTTGGCGGGTGGTAACAGCGGCGGCGCGGCGGTCGTGTTGGTGATGCTCGTTTCTTTGCTGGTGCTCGTCGGCGCGATGATCGGCGTGGGCTGGTCCCTCAGTGCAATCGTGCCGGCGATTCCCGCAATACCACTCCCCAACATCAACGCGGCGGGCCAGCCGAGTCGCGACAGCCAGGAAGGCGATTTGTCGTCGGCGACAGGGGCCGGGGCGGGCGATGGCGCGGGGTAACTGTGAACGTGCGAAACAGCGATTCCAGAACCGGGCGGCACACCGGGCACGCCGTAGCTTTGGGCGAAGCCCTGCCGCTGGATCGCGTAAATCTGGTTCAGGTGATTCAGCACCACCGATTGCAGCAGCGTGGCGTTGTCGTCGTGATTCAGCCCTTGCGGAATGGACGATTGAAGTTGATGGACAGCGGTGTCAATCGTATCGGCCGTCATGCTGTCTCCTTTTTTGCAAAAGGGATGAGCGAAGCCACGGCAGCATTCGTCACTTGCTGCATCGCAACGTCCGCGTCGGCCTGTTGCTTTTGCGCGGCAAGGTTGAATTCCTTCCGCTGCTTGGCAACCTCGATAGCAACCGCCGTAGCGTGTCGATCCACGGCCGCAATCGCCGAGAGTTCAATCAGCATCGCCAACCGACGCGCCGTGCAAGCATCGAAGTCTTGAGCCAATGCCACGTCCGCCGGGCGGAATTTCGGCATTGCGACAAGATCATCCTGCAAACCAGCAACAACAGCTTTAAGCCGTTCCTGCGGTGTTGGACTACTCGATTTTTTCGGCGCGTCGGCCATAGGTTGCTACTGCCTACTTCGCGGTGTTGGCCGGTTCAGGCGGGGCCGGGGGCGACGGCGTGCGATCGGCGAGCTTGTTGTTCATCGCCTGCTCAGGAATGGACGCCTGAATCAGCACGCTGGAAATCGCCGCGTTGACCGAATGGCCAAGCTGGTCGAAGCTGCTGCGAAGCCGCTCCATCGCGTGGGCGTGGCCCTGATTGTTGACGCGGACTTGGCCGACGAAATCGTTGTCGAGTTCGGCCAGAACAGAGGGGTCGATAGCCATTGCATTACCTCATAGAAATTTTGAATTGGGAAAGTTCCCGTTTTCCAATGCCGCAAGCCACCTCTCAGTGGCTTGGGTCGCTTGACCTATGGCTGTCGAGTTGTGGCGAACTGCTACCGCTCGAATCGGTTAAAGGTGACGGTGGTTTTGTCTCCCAACGCATGAACAGCCGTGGCAATCTCTCCGCTGGCGTCGCGCGTGGCGGTCACTACGGGCGGCACTCGGATGGTTCCGCCGATCTTGACGACTTGTGTGGATGCGATGCTGTTGTTCGGCCCCTGAAACTCCACGCGAATAGGAGGAAGCTCAGGAACAATAGCGGCCACGAGAGTAGGCACGTCAGGACTAGAACCATCCTTGCCGTCGCGACCATCTTTGCCAGCGAGTCCCGTAGGTCCACGAAAGTT